TTTAGCTAGCACTAACAAGAATAGGTCTTCATGGCCTTTATGGTCTAGTCGTCAGGGTGTTGCACTTGAATTGTAAACTGGGGAAAATTAAAATAGCCCCTTTCGTCGATTGCTCATTCGTGTCATGCGACTGAGCTCTGTTTGCATTGGGTTTGCAGTTGCACGAGCAACTTCTCGGCCGTCAATGTATAGAGGAACCTCAATCGTTTGCTTGCGAGTGTAGTTGACATCAAGATTTGAAGCCAAGGTTGCGCCCTGTACATTGCTGTTGAGGGCACTAACGGAAGAACTGAATGCAGACGTATCGACTGCTGGAATGCTCATCGAAGTAGCTGCTGTCATTGCATCAACTGCTTTTGTTATTGGCTTCATGTTGTCAGTGATACCAACAGCAACACCGGCTGGAATATACTGTCCAACTTCTTGAGCCATGACTTTAGAAGGTGAATGAATGCCAAGAGCACCCTTAACTTTTTTAACAATTCCCTTGGCAACAGATACTGCGGCATTCCAAGCTTTGGCTGCCAAGTTGCCAATCCCTTTAACAAGACCCATGATTAGTTGGCCACCAGCATCAACCAAATCATCTCTGTGATTCCAGATAGCTTTAGCCAATCCACTGACAAGTTTCCAACCGGCCGCTAATATCTTAGGCAAGTTATCAATTAAAGCTCCAGCAAGAGCTACAACTAATTGAATTGCTGCATTAACTAGTTCTGGCAAGTGATCCAACAAGGCGTTTACGAGAGCAAGTAATAACTGAATCCCAGCATTAATAATCTGGTCGATGTTATCAATCAAACCGTTCATCAATGCCATAACCAGTTGGATAGCTGCATCAATAATCATTGGTAGATTAGCAATCAAAGCGTTAGCCAAGGCTGTGATTAATTGCAACGCAGCAGCAATGAGTTGATCAATATGTTGTACAAGTCCGCCTACAATGGCCATGATAATCTCCAATGCAGCATTAAGAATAGCAGGCAAATTTTGAGAAATGCCATCTACTAATCCATTAACAATCTGCAAAGCACCATTGATGATCTGGTCCATGTTTTGGAGGAGCCCTGTAGCAATCGTTTGGATCATTTGCATGGCTGCATTAATCAGCATTGGCAAATTCTGAACAATAGCGTTTATTAAGGCCATCAGCAAATTAATGCCGGCTGACATTAGTTGCGGAAGTGCTCCGACTAAGCCAGTTACCAGTGTCGTGATCATCGTGATAGCTGCATTTAACATGTTTGCACTACCACCACCGCTCGTAAGCGAGGTAACTAATGTAGTAATAATTTGAACGCCACCTGTGATAATCGCAGGGAGATTAGCAGTAATGGCATTCAACAAGCTAGTAATTAGAGACTCCCCTGATGCAATGAGCTGCGGAATTGCGCTAACAATACCATTAACAAAATTGGTGATCACCTGAGGTCCCTGTGTAGTTGCCGTCTGGAGCATTGCTTGTATCTGTGTCCCAAATTGGTTGTTCACCACACCAAGGCCAGCAATAAGAGTTGCAATGATCGCCGCGGGTCCAATAACTGACAACCCCATCTTCATTACTCCGGCCATCGCAGTCATGCCATTGGAAACAATTGAAGTTCCAAGGTCAAATGATGTGGATAATCCCGATGAGATACCGTTACCTAATGTAGAGAACAAGCCGCTCAATGGAGCCAACTTTGAAGACACAATGGATGTCATGCTCGACAAAGAATTGCTGATCATGCTTGGCAACTCACCAAAAGGATTTCCTATTGCAGATAGTGATAATCCATTTTTGAACGTTGAAGAAAATGATGACACGCTTGCGCTCATAGACGGGAACTTAGATGCGACTGAACTTGCGAGTGAGCCAATACCACCGTTGAATTCTTTAACATGTGTCGATGCGTTAGCAGTGAATCCAACTATTTTCTGCATACTGGTACCCAAGGAATCAAAGCCCTTTGGCCCAACCTGCTCGACACCTTTTAATGCTGAAACAAAGTTACTGATTCCCTTTGGAGCACTTTCAGTTGCTGAAACAAAGCCTCTCACCTTGCTATTCATTCCGTCAAAGGCAGTGCTAACTTTGCTGGTGTCCGTCAATCCAGATAATGCTTTCGAGAATCCGCTGGCGTCTTTACTGCCTAATCCGAGGAAGTTGTGAACAGCATTGGCCTGCGCTGCGAATCCAGCAAATCCGGTCATGGCTGGTCCAATAACAGTAGACAATCCAATGAAACTTTGAGCCATCTGTCCGAGAGACGAATTAGAATCATTTGCCATCGTCAGCACATTGTTGACCATGTTCAAAATACTTGAATTGATCCCAGAGTTTGCTTGCATGGCAGTATTACGAAGTGCTTCCCAGTTACCACCGACTTGCTCAATCTTAGAACCAATGTTGTTTTGCATATCGCTGGCTTGCTGATTGAGGACGGCGTTAGCCGCTTGAGCGCTTGATGAAGCATCATTGATTGCCTTGCTCATTGCAGTCCAGCTTTGGCTGGCATTGTCTGAATTGTTAGTCACCGAACGAAGCAACGGACCCATTGCCTTAAAACCGGCAGTACCAAACATCGTAGTCAATGCGAGCTGCTTTTGCTGATCGTTCAAACCGCTTGTCGCCTTAGCAACATCAAGCAATATCGTCTGCAACGGCTTCATCTTGCCTTGAGCATCGTAATAACTAATGCCTAAACTAGAAGCCATATCAGATGCTTGTTTTGATGGTTTAATGATTCTCGTCAATGCATAGTTCAAGTCCTGTGCCGCTTGAGCAGCTGGAACCCCAGAATTGGAAATCATGCCAATAGCTGTCGAGGTATCCTGCATATTGATTCCTACTTGACTAGCAATTGAGCCAACATCAGCAAACGCTTGCTGCATCTCTTCGATTGAAGCATTGGAGACGTTTGCTGTTTGAGTAAGGACAGCAGCCGCTTGAGCAGATGATCCAATACTGTCTCCCCAGATATTCATAGCAACTTGAACAGTGCCAGCAGTAGCTTGCAAATCTGACCCAGCCGCTGTAGCAGCTTTAGCAATCGCAGGGAACTCGTCTTTGATGGTGTCCAGATTCGCCCCATCTTGAGCCATCTGAACCATAGCATCCGCAGCATCTTGCGCACTTAATGGCAGTTCTGCGCCCATCTTGTTAGCGACATCGGCTAATTCACCAATGTTCTTTGAAGTGCCACCAGCAACGACGGCTGCCTTATTCAGGCTGGCCTCAAATGTGCCAAATGATTTCAGCGATTGAACACCCATAGCGGTAACCGCTGCGCCAGCAATAGCCGTATACTTGCCCAACGAGGCAAGCCCACTGCTGATTGAATCTACTGCACTGTTGGCAACTGATGACATGTTCTCGAATGTCCCCGAGAAGTTCTTGTCTACGGCCGATAAGATAGCCTCAACACTGTAGCTATCAGCCATGTGCTCCCTCCTTTCTTTCTGATAACGGAATTATTTTGCCTTCGCGCTTCAACCTCTGAAATTCGGCCATCCGTTTTGCAAATATCTGTGCACGAGAATGCTTTAATTCTGTTTTACTCATCAGTGATATTTCATAATCCGGTTCATAACTTGAACGTACTTTGTCTACAATTTCTTTCTTGTCAAAGAAGTCATCAAATGCCTTGAACTTCGGCTTAGGATTCTTGCTCCCAGTTGTTGCCTGTACTTGCTGGTTCATCCATGCTTGTTGTGCAATTTCGTTCTGCCTATCGACCTGCTTAAGCTGATAGGCTTCCATACGCAGCTCATACTCAACAAGCGTCATACGTTCAATGTCTCGAATATTAGTAAAGCCTAGATAGGCTAACGAATTTAGCAAGATTTCGCGATACTGTTGCTCACTTGTCTTGCTGTCATCCTTATCTAGGCCTTCATGTTTTTTGTTGCCGCTTTGACCGCGTTAGCAGATCGCATTTCTTCCGGAATCTGTTTAAACAGTGAGTCTAAGTCAGTTCCGTCTTCATCAATAAAGTCATCGACTTCTTTTGTGCTTGGTCGCTTTTTAGAAACGGCAGTTGCAGCATAGATGACATCTGAAAGAACCGCGGAGTCATATGACCCTAGTCCAACTAAAGCCTTTGCGACCCCCATACCGAAATTAATTCCTTTAATGGAGGCCCCAATTGTCTTGTCGAGTTCTCGAACAAAGCGGACACCAAAGTTAAGCTCATATTCTTTACCGTTAATGGTTAATTGCATGATTTAATATCCTTTCTTTTAAAGCCGCCCGGGTTTAACCCGTACTGTTAATTTCTTAGGCGACTGATGACAAGCCTCTTGTGCTGTTATGCTCCAGTACTAGAACCGCCCTGAGCCGGTGCGGTGCCAGAACTGCTCTGAGCCGGTGCGGTATCAGCAGTGTTAGTACCCGGATCAACATCCTTGTCCCAAACAGTGCCACCACCGGTCTTGTCAGTGTCAGTGACCTTGCCTACTCCAAGGAATACGTAATCAACTTGTTCCTGAGTTTCGTCGTCTAGCGTTGTCCAGCCACGCTTTGGCGTGCCGTTAACTGAGAATGTGACATCACGGGTGGAATGATCATCGGGGTCATTGTCGCTGCTGTCTTCTTGAACGGTAACTTGCATGTACCATGCGTAATACTTGCCAGCGGAATTCTTACGCTTGCGGTAAAGAATCCAAAAGTCGAGCAATTCGCCGTCAAACAGTGAATCATACATTACGTCTGCAATTGCGGCTGTGTTATTAAGAAATTCGACTTCAAGATCGGTACTTGCCGAGCTTCTTGTTGCTACATTGCCGTCCTTGGTAACGGTGGAATCACTATCAACAGACGGGTCAAAGGACAACGAAGTCTGCCAAGGGATAACTTGGCCGCTAACCGTTGCTTGATCGCTATGTTTGCGAGCCAAGGCAACAACGTCCATTCCTTCTAGCACTTTTAATTCATTTGCCATGTTATGGCCTCCTATAAAATATTGAGATTGAGTATCAGCGTGGCTCGGTTGAGAACCGTGTCAGGGACACTCTGGTCTTGTGTAAACTCTTTTGACTGGTCTTCTACACGTCCATAGAATCGGTAATCATCAGTTAGCACTTGCCCAATCGCGGCACGAAAAAAGCGCTCCGCCATATCAGATATGGTGAAACGCTGTTTTTTGTCGCCCCAGATGTCAATGGTAATTAGCACATTGCCATTGAGTGACGTCTTTGTTGCGGTAGGAACAACTTGAATATCGCCAACAATGACGAAGGGATATGGGGCGTTCTCCTGCTGCATTGGCAAATGGTCATAGGTCTTGTACCCGGACGATTGCGAGAAAGCATAGAAGTAGTCGTAGAGTTCTTGCTCTGGTGATGTGATTTGAATCACCTACTTTGCTGCTTGTTTAAGCTGATTAATAAACTGAATCTTTTGATAAAGGAACGCAGGCTTCAATACAGGACGCGCCCGCATGAATCGAGTTCCATTTTCGGTGTATGGGTTGTATTCCATTGACATGCTAACTATGCCCGTTAGGCCGCCAGCTTCAAGCGATAACTTGATACCACGCTTTGTAGCACCAGTAGGATGAGCATACACTGTGCCCGTCATTTGCTGAGCACGAGTTTGCAACTGTGCTGTCTGCTGTTTGACGATTTGCTTGACAACGTCCATCTTTGCTCGCTTAAGCAGACCAGCTACCAATTTGTCCATGCCTTTTATCTGCATGTTATAGCTGATGCTGGCTTTGCTCATTTCGTCTCACCCACAATCAAAGTAGCGTTTTGAAGCGGGACACGGTCAGTATTGAGGGCATAATGAGTCGCTTCATCATCAATCGTTAAATAGCTCCAATTGACGCTGATCGGCTCAGCTAAACGGATCACCTTTGCCTTTTGAGCATAGTTTCCGAATAGCTGAACACTCTTGTCTGTTCCCATGTCGGTGACACTGCCAGCAGCGCTGGCTACCTCTTTTGGTTCACCGTACTCGTGCGTTTTAGGGTTGTACTCTTCATCATCCGTCCAGAATGTGATCTCATGGTCCAAACGCATATGATCACCTCTTTGGATAGCCAGAAATGAAGCTAACAGTGCCAAAAGACTTGGCATTCTTCTCGTTGGCTTCTTTCCAGTCATTGATGTCGTCAGCAAAATCATCGAAGTCGTTAGACTTGAACGTGAACGACTGGCCTTCTTGCTCGTATGACGTCATTCCTTCGTTCTTACGCCTGTTGTAGCGTCTGACGCATACTTCTAGGGCAATGTAGGCCAACTCACTAGGAAAGGCCTCATCCGTTCGCAAACCGAGCTTAAATCGTAAGGCCTGCGTCGTATTTTTGATGATGAGGTTAAGCACATCATCTTGTGTGTCAGTTTTGATTTCCATCATCGTCTTCAAATCCGCAAGTGTTACCGGATTAGCGTTAGCCATGTTATGCCTCCTTTCCGCCGCCCTGCTTTCGCAGCACTGTGATTTTCATAAGCGACGGTTTACTAGCTACTACGCTGCGCTAACGGTAACTGCTACCGTTGCAGTGAAGGAACCGCTTGTTGCGGTGATTGTTGTAGAACCAACTGCTACCGCTGTAATAGTCCCATCAGCAGCGACTGTGGCAATACCAGCGTCGCTAGATGCGAACTTAGTAGCGCTAACAACATCACTTGCGTCCGATGCATCCACAGGATCAGCGGATACAGTAATTTGCTTGGTAGCGCCGACTTTTAGGGACGCCGTTTTCTGACTAAGCGTAATCCCGGTGGCCGGCGCTAAGGTTTTGGGATTAGTACCTTGGCTTGCAAGACGTTCTCAGCTTCTGGGAAGCTAGGAAGTGCAGTGGCTGCTGCCTTTTCCCACGTTGCGATTGGGTCCTGCGTGGTCTCGTAAACGGTGGTGAACACATTGCCAACAGTGCCCTGTTGAACACCCGGAGTTGCGATCAGCCGGGACTCTTCAGGGGTAGGACCATAAACGGTTTGCCCGAGCTGGTCATCACCAAATGCTACCAAGGTGTCTTCTGGGAAGTACCGTTCAACGGTATAGATACCGTTAGCTCCCTGCTTGCGGTACTTGGCATCATACGTCACGATGGTTGGCAAGCCGAACGACTGCAGAACCGCGTTGAGACTGCCAACACTAGGTAACAGGCCTGCTGTCTTGAAGTAGTCAGCAAATGCTTTACTCCGGATCAGGGCAGTCTGTACCTTGGAAGAAGTCAAGATTCGCGTTGGCGCGTAGTCGAGCAATGCAAACCAGTCTTGCAAGTCCTTAATCGGATCAGCACCATCAGCATCCCAAGAAGTAGCAGCGGTTACTTGGTGTTCTGCCGGGACGTTATAAGTAACGCCAAAGTTCATGTTGTTCTCGTCAATGCTGATTGTACCAGTGGCGAGTGCCTCCATCCGCATCTTCTCGACACGGGCATAGACGCCTTGAACCAGCACATCCAAGTCGTTGTAAACAAGGCTGGTCAGGTAGTTCTGTTCAGCCGGCGTGCGCGGATTGCGTAATGCGATCAGGTCCTTTTCCTTAAGCTGCATCTTGCGTTTGATGTAACCTAATTCAGCGGCCTGAACACTCGCTTCACGGCTACCAATCTCTGCCTCAGTGTCAAATGCAGAAACGGACGCGATGATGGGTGTCTTAGAACCGCCACGCAGGTATTCAAAGTCCAGTTGGTCAATCTTAACCGATGGGAACAAGGTGTCCCCAAGTAATTGCGGGTACTGGCGGTTTTGAACGTAATCAAGTACCGTCTTTTGATTAAACAAATCTAAAATAGCTGGCATAAGTTAATCCTCCTTAGTCAGAAACGTGGCTCCTATGCTGTAATTACGGACAAAAATAGTTTGTGCGATAATTGACAGATGAGGAATATTTTATGACCAATACAGCTATTCGC